CAAGTACATTCCTATAAGTCTCATCAAAGATGGGCCAATCAAAACTGAATATTTTAGGGATGGCATTCTGAATGACTGTATTTACATTATCATAACCAACGCTTTTCTTAAGTCCGGCTTCTGCTTCACAGATAAACCTGACCTGTGTCGTGTATACGCTCATTCGTCAACCTCCTTTTCATCAATTTCACCTTCCTCACCATCTTCCAGATTGTCCGGCAATGTGGGAATTACCTGTTTGTATCTAACCTCCACGCCTAGACCAAACATAGCGTTAATCCTTTCAACGGCTATCTCTCTTTCCATCAGCCTAGTATACCTCTGTGCTTCCACATCACCCATGCCCACGGATATCTCAGAAGTGTTAAGCCTTTCCCGTTTTGAGGTGTTGGTGTTAGCAATACCAAGATATGTCATAGCTTCGTCCCATATCTGCTGTTTGATTACCATCAACTTATCAGCCACATAAGGCGCGGCTATGTCGATGGATTCAAGTCCTTTTAAGTCCATGGCCTTGTCAGCAAATATGAATGGGTAATTACCATCATACTGTTTAAACAGATTGATGATGGTCAACCGTTGGTTTTCTGAACACTTAACAATCTTTGGGGTTTTCTGTAATTTGATGTTGGTGTCAATCGCCCTCTGTACCTCGTATAACCGCCAAGCGTACATTTCGATATCCAACTGGCTGTTTGTATGCAATGAGTTGTTAAATATAAGCACACTGTTAAGGTTATCCAGCGGCATTTGATATCCGTTACTGGCGTATGCCCTACGAAGGATAGGTATCCTGTATACATCAAGTGGCCCTGATATCATGCACTGTAATGACAGGTAGCCCATGATTTCGTCCCTAAAGAACACCGCCATTCCGTCTGCCATAAGTGTAAGTTCAAGGAACCTCCTATCGCATGTAGGTGGTAAATTTACCCATTCGAACTGCGATATACAGAGGTCCACCAAGCGGTTGTAGTACTGGATGAACGTCCAGTCATTACACTTTTTGGCGTTCCAGAACTCCCTGTCTCCCTTAGGGCTGTTTACGTTATTCCGTCCTCTTGCCATTATGCACCTCCTCCCACTCTGTTATCAAGACCATAGTTACCAACTTCTGAGCCGTTCTTCCAGAACGTAATTCCGTTGTCGTATATTCCCCTAAGTTTAGCCATGTCCTCAGCCGGAACGCTACCTGTAAGGTTAGAGTTTTGTGTCTTAACATAGTTCCAGTGTGGGCGCTGACTGCGGTTCGGCACCTTAACTCGATGAGTTGCGTAACCATAGATGTTGAAGTAATCATCTATGATTTTGGCAAACTCTGCACGAACATGGTAGTTTAGGAACCAGAAATCCTTAATTGAAAAGGCAACCTGTGCGGTGTTGGACTGAGAACCGTGTGACTGTGGCGGCTGTGCAGATATAGCGTTAACACGTGCTAGCGTTTTAGCCACATTGGTAAATCCACCTACTGCACCAATCGCACCGATAGGGCCACCTGCAAGTGCACCAACCGAAGCCGCCATGGCACTACCCAACATGTCAATGGTCATGCTGGAACCGTTCTGTGCAAGCCATGCACGGTATGTGTCAGTGGTGAATGAACACTGAGGAAAACCACTAATTGTCATTGCTTCGTTGTAGTTAGCCCCAACATTTTTGTACCCTAAAGGGGTAAGCATACCGGTTGGGTTAGGCGACATATCCATGGCAAAGTCGAATACACAATTGGCTGAGTTAAAATATTCATACTTATAGGTTGCGCTATTACCCATAAGGTTTGTCACGTATAAGAAGCAATAGGGGTATGTGAATAACTTGTTGTTCTTTGGTGTGTAACCATCTATGGTGCCACGCTGTTTATCACGTTCCACCGTGTAGTGTTTAGCCGGAGAACCCATGCTGGTTGTGAAGCTTGACGGCATCATGAAAATTGATACAACCGCATCTGCCTTGTTATCATTAACTAAATTGTCAAGGAATGCCGCTACTGCTGGAAACGTGTCAAACACATGTAACCAACAACCAGAATAGATATTTCCATATCCTCCTGTGCTTGTTCCAGGCTTACCTGTACTATCAACGGTTGCGGCTACCACCACAGAATAGTCGTTCATGTAATCCGTACGATATGCAGTATCGTAGATGTACTCGCCCAACTCTAAATCTTCTGGAACAAGGTTTTCGCCTATAGCGTCTGTGAGTGAGTGTTCCCTAACCACAAATGACGGATTAACAGTATAGTCAAAGAGCCATGTCTGCATAACGTCAATTTCCGTCGTGATTTCTGAGGTTTCGTTGTTGATATACTTAACAGATGTGATGAATGCATAAAACCACTTAGTTCCAAACGATGCGTTCTGGAACATCATGTAGTTACAATCATATAACTGTTCCGCATTAATGCCAATCATGATTGGTTCGTTCATGTTGACATATGATAGTGCGGGATTGTTATATTTAGTTAAGGTAGAGAAATAAGCCGACTGTGCTGATTCGCTCGTAAAGTATATTGTGTTCCTATATGTGTTGTCAAGAGGAACATTTTTAAGAACCCTGACATTTGTATTAGGTGCTACATACATGTTATTCCTCCTAAAGCCCCTGGAATTACCAGGGGCTGTGACTTATGTTTACGCTGGTGTTGATACTGTAATGGTTGCTGTGTTAGATTTAGAATCGTCAAAGGTGCTGGTTGCTGTCACTGTAAGGGAAGCGGCTGTCTCGTTTTCGCTCACATGCAGATTGCCGTAAATGTCAATGGTGGTAGCCGCATCATTTCCGCCTGTAACGGTCCAGTTAACAGACTTAGGTGCAAAGTTGGTCGTAACCACAGTAGCCGCCGTCTTAAGATTCTGCCCTTTAACAACAGTTGCGGTTGCAGGTGTTACAGTTACACTGGTAACGGTCGGCGCACCAGCAACATAAACCGTGTTGTTTGCAAAAGGCGAAACGCTGAACGTCTTCCAGGTGTGGTAGAAGTAGTTCCAATACAGACCCTGGCCATTGTAGTTTTCGGTAAAGTTGTAGAAGTTATCAAAAATCATGAACCAGTCCCTATCAACCATGACCGCCGGAATTGCATCAAGTGCTGTAAGTTCATCCGAGGAAATAGGCACATAGTTCGGGTCATCCTTGAACAGGATGTTAAGCCTTGCGGTGTCTAACGCGCCGAAACTATCAACCAGGATTCTGTTGCCCATGAACTCTGCTTTTTCCATGTTGAACGCAACTGCAAGAACTTCAACATCAATGACCGCGTCAAACTTAGCGTTAAGCAGGATAATCTGGTCCCGCTTCTCTGTCTGGGTGGTTACACCGGACAGGTTATAATTCGTGGAAGGAAACTCCCACACGTTGCTTACCCCTTTAATGGTTGATACAATCGTCTTGGCGTTATCTGCCGTTACCGGGGCAACCTCAGTCACATTCATGCGGCCCTGTAAGATATTGCGCGCCAACATGTATTTCATCGTCAGGAACTCGTCGTAGTTAGCCCCTGTATACATGCTGTCTACGATTTTAGCAATCAGGTCGGTAATTCCCTGCCATGACAGGAACGCCTGTCTGAGCTGGTCATTGCTGATTGTGGCCTTGTAAAACTTCTGATAGTTAAGGATGTGGAACGCCGCACGTACGTCCGGTATTTCACGCTTAAACACCTCTGTTTCCGCGACTGCGGGGTCAAACTGGAAGGGTTTTGCAATGTTAACGAAAATCTCTTCCACTGTCTCGCCAAATTCCAGCAATCCTTTCTTAAGACCGGACCAGGGATTGTAGAACATCTTGGATGTTATCAGCACGCGCCCGATGCGGTTCATAAGTGCACTGAGGAACTCGTTCTGCAATGCAGGATAGTTCATGATGATTCCGCCAATCTGGCGGACGCTTGCCTGACTAGCCGGGTCTGCTTCTGGGATGTAGTCGCGGTAATTTGCACTCGCGTTATCCCTGATTGTATTCAGGATTTCTGCGGTAGCCATCCGCATAGTGCTTACTCCCTCCAAGTTACCGTTTGATGCGGCATATCTTGCGGCGGCGTTCTGTGTAACGGTATTCATGGTAACATTCTCTGGTTTAATTGGCATAATTATTCACCCTCTCTTTCTTCAAATAATGATTCAAAACTTCGGGTTTCCCCATCTTCCTTAACATCTTCTTCCTGGTCCTCTTTCGCGCCCTCTCTGGTGTTGAAGAACCTATCCCTGTAGCGTTTTCTCCATTCAGCGTCCAGGTTGTTGTACTTCTCTTCCCAATCTTCCTGCCCTTCCCTACGCGCCCTTGATTCAAGGTCATCCCAGGTATCGGTCATGTCCTCGAGATAGGATAAGGCTTCTTCGGAATCGTCTTCTCCAAGACGTTCCCTGATGCGTTCAAAAAATTTGTCCCTGTCTAAAACAGCCATGTTTACCTCCTTAAAATTTTCTTAAATACATGTACAACGGCATACGGTGCCGCCAATCCGGTTCCGGTTTAGGATTGGGCGGCGGCACGTAGTGTCCTTCATACCAGTCATACCAATACCTCGCGTATTCCTGTCTTTTCGGTTGCTCGATTTCAGACGGACGCTCAAAATTCTTTAAGAAACAATCCGCAAGATATTCCGGTGTCTGTGTGCTTACCTTGAACTCCGCGAATGTCTCAGGGTATCGTGATGTAGGTATCCATTGACCGAATGGCACGGTTTCTGTGTCTATCCATTCCATCTGACCGTTACCGTCGTCGTGGGAGTAACCATGCTGGTCAGCCCATTCGGTGTAGTTGGTTGAAGGAGTCCATTGTACTAAACCAAAACCACCTACCCCTGGTTTAAGGTCCTGCCACATACCAGGGTTAAGGGTTGATTCCACTTGCTGGTTTCCCAGCATTCCGGCTACGGCATTCGCTGTCCATCCCTTAGAAATAAAATATGCAAACTGGATGGTAGCGTTGTTCTGCATCTCGCCTATTGCGAGATAACGGTTGCCTTTAATCCATTCACTTACCGCACCCTGTCCATACCGATACAGGTGTAACCAGTTCCCACGGGAATCGTTAGCGTTGATTGACACCTGTTGGTCCAGTGGCACTGAACTGGTATGAGCGCCCATTGTGCGCGTAGCGTCGAATGCCATTTCTGTGTGGGTTGAACGCAATAATATATCACCCATTAACCACGGTATTGATGGGTCATGCCGTGTAAATCCCTCCTGCAATAATATATTCCCCATGGTGGATGTGGTAAAAGGCCATGTCCCGTATTTGGCTTCTAAATCCCACCCTCCGGCTATCAGCGCATACCATATGAATGACGAACAGTCATAGTAAGTTATGCCATTAACAGTGCGTTGGTTCCTATATTGCTGTGAATAACCCACATTTGGTTCATTGCATACTTCTATGGCCCAATTATAAGCAAGCTGGATGCTAGCCATGTAATACATCCTTCCAATTGTTAAGGCTATTACGCCGTATGATTGACGGATAATCCCGTTCTGTCTGGTCCAGGTCACATCTGCCGGATATTCCAGGAATCTTTCCGCTTTCAGATTTCTGCCAAAGTGTTACTGGACGTTTCGGTGTGTCAGCGTATCTAGCATACCACATGTCATACTTTTGGCTCACCTCTGAACCCTGATAGAACCGCTGATAATAATCGTTGTTACAATAAAACATGGCATAGAATCCAGCTTCCTCTAAATGCGAGCAGAATGCATCTGTGCATTTAAGCACAAAATCCCTGGTCACGTTAACTCCATTTCTGTCACAATGCGTGACACTATCATACTCAAAATCGTAAACGATTGGATACAAAGGTCTGCGCTGGCCTATGAACTCAATCATATAAGCCGCTTCCTTGCGGGCCATTTCCGGACATAAGGCGTAGCTGAACCAATATAGGCCATATGGTATTCCAAGCTTCTCGCACCATTCAATGTTTCGTTCTGCCTGTGCGTCTATATTGTTAGCCCCGAATCCGGCCCGGATGATTGCAAAATCAGAATGTTCAGAAGTCATTACATCTTCCCAATCAATGATTCCCTGATGTCGCGAAACATCAATACCTTTAAACATGTTTATCACTCTCCATCCTGTCAAGCAGTTTTGTTAAAGCCAAGGTGTTGTTGTTCAAGGCTTCTGACATTTTATCGATTTCTTCCTTGTGCTTATTGTTGCTGTCATAGATATACCATAACAGGATTAGTGTAAGCGTAATAGGAAAACCAACCGTGCTAATAACGCTTACAATGTCATTCACTGGCTGTCACCTCCCTTGTGAAATAATCCGGGTCAGGTATTCCGCCTAATTCTTCAACCAGTACATAGATTGTAAGTGTTTCCGTTCCACCAAAGGTTGTAGTAAAAGTATTAGGGCTTGTGCCATTGATGATTGGAAATTCCAAACTCGTACAAGCATTAATAGCTGTAGTTCCAATTGGCCCTATGCCCTTGATGATTGGTGTCTGAGCACTACTTCTCATCTTGCAACGCTTAACACCAAACGGTACAGTTAAGGTTTTGTTGCTTGCTGTTATTTCAGCACTGTACAATAACTTCATGTAATCCCTCCTTCCTACCTTTTATTATATCAAATTTCTCTTGACTTGTCAATGAAAATGTGCTACAATAATAAGAGAATCTATAGTTTAAAAGGAGTTAGGCGTGGCTTACTATGACGGGACAAAGTTGTTGTCCATGAAAGACCTTAATGGTCGTGAACCAGAATTATTTATGGTTACTACTAACCGTACTGGCGGAAAAACCACGTGGTTTAACCGCTACCTTGTTAAAAAATTTAAGCAAGGTAAAGGTAAGTTCTGCCTTATTTATCGGTTTAATTATGAACTATCAGACTGCGCTGAGAAATTCTTTAAAGATATTCATGGGTTGTTCTTTCCTGATGACGAAATGACAAGCCGCCCTATGGCAAAGGGAATATTCCACGAAATGTTCTTAAATGATGTGCCGTGTGGGTACGCGATTGCCCTTAACAATGCAGACGCAATCAAAAAATATAGCCACCTGTTTAATGACGTTGAACGCATGATGATGGATGAGTTCCAAAGCGAGACAAATAAATACTGCACAGATGAGATACGTAAGCTGTTGTCAGTCCATACAAGTATCGCGCGTGGTAACGGAAAACAGATTCGTTATGTTCCTGTATATATGTGCGCTAACACGGTAAGCCTGCTTAATCCTTACTATGCTAGTCTGGGAATAAGTGACAGACTTAAGAAAGAAACCAATTTCCTTAGGGGTGATGGGTTTGTATTGGAACAGGGATTCATACAGTCTGCTAGTGATGCTCAGCTTGATTCTGGTTTTAACAGGGCTTTTGCGTCCAGTGACTATGTGTTGTATGCAAGTCAGAATGTATATCTTAATGATAATTTCTCGTTCATCGATAAACCCGAAGGAAGGGGACGGTACTGCTATACTGTTAAGTACCTAAAGAAACACTATGCTATATATGAGTATGACAGTCTTGGGATTATGTATGTTACTGATAACTATGATAGTAGTTTTCCTTATAAGCTGTCTTTAACTACTGACGACCATAACATAAATTATGTAATGATTGCGAAGAATGGTTTGCTGATTAACAATTTCAGAATGCTGTTTAATAAAGGTTGCTTCAGGTTTAAGAACCTGGATTGCAAACAGATGCTGATAAAGTTATTATCATATTAATGGTATCTACAGGTGTTATCTATAGTTTGCCGCTGACGGAATCCACACGGTAAAACGTGCCGCTGGGGTATAGGGTACTGGAAACCCACTCTATAGACCATCTGTTAAGATATAGAAGGGAGGACAATAATTATCCTCCCTTTAACAATACTTGCGCAAATACTGTTATTTAATCTTTTCATCCTTCCTTAAACTTATTTAATTTCTTGGGAGTCATATGATACCCCTTATTCACTAACACAATTCCTCCGGGCATTCTTACTGGCTTCAACATGTCCTTAAGCTTAAGGCCTTCCTTAAACTCTGTTATATCGTGTTCTTTTAAAAACTCCTGCTTCGCTTTATCTCCCATACCAGCACACCTGATTGAATAGTATGGTTCTACGGGCTCCCCGTCGTTGTGAGTGACATGCTCAATATACGTTTTCTGCCGAACGAAAATCGCTTTGTCCCAATAACTCTCGAGCTTCCATGCACAGAAATTTGTAGGATGAATCTTAATTCCTTTTGCGTCTTTAGGGTCGCCACTACAATGAATGGAATCCGTATCGCAGTAAATGAAACCGTCCCTGTCCGGCCCTTGATAATTAGCTTGTGCGGCATTGATAACAAACCTCCTTGCGTATGATGTTATGGCACTTCCAACCGCTATGAATCCCGGCTTCTTCTCGTGCTCTTCTACTATGTCGAATCCTAATACATTCTTATCGTTTATGTATGGCACCTTATAACTAGATAAGTCATTGGCCGAGAACTTTCCGTATAGATTGTTAAGGTAAAGCTTTGCCAACTCTCTTTCAGCATCCTTGCTGTTTTCCTTAATCTTCTTATACTTGTACATGTATTCGTCAAACAGCCCAATCTCCTGCCTAAACCAGCATCCGTCCAGTACTGTTAAATCAAATACGTTGTAGTGCTTAAGAAACAACTCGTAGTCTACTCCTGTCATGGTCATGGTTACATAGCTGTCGTGCAACTTGCCGTTTTTCATGTAATAACGTTTGTGCGTTCCTGTACTATAATCATAATAATCACTGGTTGTTAGATAGTCAGTTCCTACGTAGAGGAAACTTCCTTTAATTTGTACGGTTGGCAACATCCCTGGTTTTATCTGAAACCTGCATCTGATTCTTACAAAATAATAATTTTCTTTAGCTATCTGAGGAATGTCACCTGTCCAAAACTGTGGCTTTCCTACTGGATAGTAGTTTCCTGATTCTGATGACATGTTCGAAGGGTAAGAACTATTGATATCTGCTGTCCATCCTCCGTTGTACATTCTATTCTCTTTGCCCTTAACAAGGTAGCAATATCCTCCACGGTAACTGTGGCGGATGTATGCATCAGCGGTCCTTTCTCCATATGTTTGCTCATCTATTTCTACCTCCGTTAAATCCGGGAAAAAGTTCTGGTAATCCTGCTTGTCGTATGTCTGCTTAAACTCTTCCAGACAGCATGAACCTATTGTCAGTTTCTGATGGCCCCTCTCAAACATGATTTCTAGGGCTTCTTTAACTACTAATACATCATTAGCAATATACTCACATTCTTCTGGAGTTATCACACATCCCGCATATCTGAACCCTTCGTATTCCATGTTAAGCTTCTTGTGTTTCGTCTTGAATGACTTACCTATTCTGTCTACACTGAATGGTAATAGCTTAAGGGAATCCCTAAACTCAATGATTGTGTTCTTATGCTTAATTGTGATGGTGTACCAAGCACCTCTATCACTGATTGCGCATTTAAAATCCTTGTTGTTCATGTTACGTTCGGATGTTCTGTTCCAATTGTAATTGTTTCGTAGGAGGTAGTCTACAATAAAATTACCATCAAACTTAAGGTTGTGGAAGTATCCGATTACGTTACATCCTAATTCATACACGCCGTCCAGGAACTCGCCAATTGAATGATATATTTCTACATCTTCCGTGCCGAGTTTGACCATGGCGGCGGCCCATACTTCTGTGTAGGTCTGGTCTTTAAAGACCGTTGTTTCAAAGTCACAAACGTAGTACTCATAATTGCGTGTTCGCACATTCTTATAATCCTCCAATAGTTGTGGGTCTATAAATTCTGTCAGACTTCTTCCCATTCCTCACCT